TAACGCCAGATGTACTTGATGATAGAGCCTTGGAGATAATACTTGTAACCGTCACCCAGCGCAGCCTCAATGGCTTCGATGCACTCTACATCTCCAGCCCTGTAGTGCGGTGGTTGATTAACTAAATCAGCCATTGGCTAGCAACTGCTTAATCTTAACCATGTCAGTGTTGACCTTTGACTTGCCACGGCCACGGTTGTTCAGCTTCTTAATAGCGTACATGATGCTGGTGTGGTCTCTGTCCATAGCCTTGCCTATAGACACATATGACAAGGTGGTTAGTTCATGTGCCAGAAACATTACGATGTGTCTAGCTTGAACAAGCTTGGGGTCTCGTCTACGAGACATAATGTCACTTATTGAAACTCCAGTAACCTTTGACGTTGCAAAGATTATCTTTTCAACCTTGGCAAATCCTTCTTGCCTCGAAACTTTATAGCTGGTCAAACTCGTACCCAACATCGTGTCGAAGTACCCCTTCAATGTTTTGCTTAAAACAGTCATGTCCACAAAATACCTTTCCTGCGCCGTTGATTATTCCTGGCGTTACGTTCCAATCAAAGTCCCTCTCGCATAGGCTACAATTATCAATATTAGGTTCGGCCTTCACATGAGCGTACTTGCTTTTCTTCTTTCTTGGTGGCCACATATCGCTGTGTCCATTCTTGGAATTGGGTGGCCTCACAATCCATAAATGAGACCACCCTGTTGCTATTTAGAATGGAATTTCGTCATCCATCCCACCGTTAGACTGCACTGCTTGCGCTTGTACTGGCGCGGCTTTACGAGTGCCGTCATCCTCTTCAATCACAAAGGACAGGAACTCTGTCCCCTTTTGGCTTGTCTTGTTCCAAGCTGATACACGGTACTTAGTACCATCAATCTCAAGGCTACCAGTCATATCTGGACGCTTTGGATTATCGCCCTTGTCATTCGGGAATAAAACTCCCCGCAGGTTGTTGTCGTACTCAGCCATTAGCTGCTAACTCCTCTTTGCGTTTGGTGAACTCAGGATTGTACTGTTTTGCCTTCGGCCCCATAAAGACATACAATTCCTTCAACTTTTCTAATGTAGGTGCCAATGCAATCTGCTCTTTATCTCCAAGGGCAGACGCAATCTTTGTGGGCTGCTTCATGTCGGTTTTGATATTCGGAGCCTGTACCATAGCTGATGGTGACTCCATAGGCATATCTTCACCGGCATAGATGTAACAGCCAAGCCCTAGTGCAGCGATGGCCTTAACCATGCAGCGTTGCAATGAGGCATTCACCTCAAAGCTGTTAGGGTTCTTGATAGGCCGGTTAGCGTGGTTAAGCACCGGCATAATCTCTGTTGCTGATTCCAATGCCGTGATTGATTCAGAACCGTTCTCCGGCATAATCTTCACGGTAACGGTCACATACGCATTACCCTCAGCATCAAGCATGTAAGGCAACTGGTTGCCGTTTACTTGAAACAGGTGCTTGGTGTAGTGCGCTGTCGGATAGTGCTGCTTGAGAATGCTCCAAGCCCATGCCCATGACAGGTAAGTGAAACCGTTTTTCTTTTCTACATGCTTTGAGCAATCAATCGCGCTCAGTGTGTTCCATACGTTAGACATTGTTCCATAACTCCTTAGCTACATCTTTGAACTGGTGGCTCCAATAGAATGGATGGTTGAAGTCTGGCTCCATTAAACCTGCCAATGTTTTCGGGTCTGTGCTGATTGCCAGTAGGTTCTGGCGTACCAGTGCTTTGCGGCGTACCTCTTGGATTGCATAGTCAAGCGTTTGCTCAGACATCTTCTCGCAATTGTCTGGGTTGTAGATAACGCCCTCATCAGCCGACACATACGCAATGTTAGGCGTTGCACCTGTGGCTTTCCAATAGACCGCTGCTTGTAGGATGTGTTCCCATACAGGCTCTTTCGGCAGGGCAACCTTAGCCCAGCTTCTTGTGCCATCCTTCTTGACCATACCCATACGCGGTGCCTTGGTCTTAATCTCTGCAAGCTGACCGTCTTTGAACAGGTCAACGTAACCTATTACCGGAACCAAAACGTCTGGCAGCATCAACTCGATTTTCTTTTCTTCTTGTGCGCCAGCAAACATACCAGACAGCAAGTCAATGCCGGTGGCAGCAATCTCAGGAATTAACTCCCGAAACTTCTCACGCTTTTCTGGTGACTGATTGGCAGGATGAAAGTCAAAGCCGGTAGTCGAATGCTTGACCGCTTCATCAATGTCCTGACCATGACACACAACAGCTTGGATAGCCTCGTGTGCCGCACTGCCTAATGCAGCGTTCTCACCAACGATAATCTCGCGGCGTTTGTCTTTTGATAGATAAACATACTCAAACATCCAGCTAGCAATCGGACGATTCAACTGGCTGGGTGAGAAGTGATACACACCTACCGATTTCATTTTCTGTAAAAGGTCTGTCATATGTCCCTCGTCTGGTGGCCTTCATTGGCCTGATGAATAAGAAATACGAAATAACTATGGACAAGTCAAACATAAAATTGCATATAGATTAAAATAAAGTTCAACCAACATTAAGGAGAGTATCTTGAAACTGGCAGAATATATGGTGATGAAGGGAATATCACAGGCTGACCTGGCGCGTTTTCTGAAAGTGTCACCGCCAACTGTGCATAACTGGATTTACAAAAAACAATATCCGTGCGGTATGAGTATGATGCGTCTGTATAAGTGGTCAGGCGGTAAGGTAGGGCTAAAGGATTGGTGTGAGGATTTCAATGTCTAAGAGAAAAGAATCACTGCCAAGAGGCACACGGCCACGGCGCAAACCTGTCTTGGATTATTCTATCACACCGCCACCAGCTTATCGTAAGGAGTGGCAGAAGCATGCTGAGATGTTTAAGGATGCTGGCAGCTTTGAAGATGACCCAGCGGCAGAGAATGATAGCGACAAGCACGGCGCATTTAATCGCCGTTCACTGTCTGAGGGGCGACTGATGGAGGGTGACGATATGGGTAACTATCGCGGCAATGGGGAGAAACCACAGTGACAAACCCTTACGTTTTGCCAGAAGGCAATGTGCAAATAAGTTTTAGCGGTGGCAGAACATCGGCTTATATGCTGCACCAGATACTTGAGGCTAATAGTGGGTTGCCTGCTAATGCGATTGTTTCATTTCAGAACACCGGCAGGGAGATGCCGCAGACCTTGGACTTTGTGCAAGAGGTTTCTGAAAGGTGGAACGTGCCTATAGTGTGGCTTGAGTACGACCGTATTGACGGTAAACCGGCGGCTTCTGTGGTTAGCCATAATTCCGCAAGTAGGTTAGGTGAGCCGTTTGAAAAACTCATTGAGGCAAAAAAAGTTTTACCTAACACATTGATGAGGTTCTGCACTGTTGAGTTAAAGATAAATACAGCCAAGCGATATTTAAAAAAGTTGGGCTGGAAAGAGTGGAGCAACGCTGTCGGCATAAGGGCTGATGAGCCAGACAGGTTATCTCGCGCACCCAAAAAGGATTGTTGGGTTCCGTGGAGACCACTGGTCGCGGCAAATGTAGATAACAATCAGATAGGTGAGTTTTGGAAAACACAACCATTCAATCTGCTTCTACCAGTCAGCAATGGTAGAACCATGTATGGTAATTGTGACGGATGTTTTTTAAAGTCAGAGTCACAACTTGTAATGCTTGCTAGGGAACACCCAGAAAAATACGACTGGTGGGTACAGCAAGAGCATAACCACCAGCATAGAGGTGATTGGGGTTTTTTTCGTAGGGATAGACCCCTTGCCGAATTGCGTGATTTTATCAATGTGCAAGCTGATTGGATATTTGATGAGGAAGGGTATTTTTGCCAGAAAGACGATGGGGAGTGTACAGGATGACAAACGGACGTAGGAAGGGAGCCAATTTTGAACGTGAACTGGCTCGCATGGCTATGGATGAACTTGGCATTGATGATGTTAAGCGAGACCTAGAGCAATATAGGGCAGGCGACCACGGCGACCTGATTGGCATTGACGGTTGGACTGTCGAGGCAAAGAGGTATGCTCACGGCGTGACACACAAAGATGAGTGGTGGTCACAGGTGGAACGCGCCAGTGATGCGTCTGGTACTGAGCCGGTGCTTATCTACAAATATGACCGGCATCCGATTAGGTGCGTTGTCCGGCTGTCTAGCATCAATGCTGACTTTGCTGGCAAGGATGACCTAGCGACTGTCAGCTTTGAGACTTGGTGCATGCTGGTCAGAGAAAGCTGGGCATGATGGAACACAATAGTGATTTCAGATATGACCTAAAGATGGGACAGATTAGCGAGTTTTGGCTTGCTAAAGTCCTGACAGATAGTACTATCGAGGTCAAACGCGACTACATGGCCGGTAAGACTGGCCGTGTATTTGTTGAATATCAAAGCAGGGGCAAGCCATCAGGCATATCTACAAGCGAGGCCGAATATTGGGCGTTCGTGCTTGATGGAGACAGGGTGTATATACTGCCGACAGAACGGCTAAGGGATATATGCCGGTCAAATTGGAAAACAGCAAAACGTGTATGGGGCGGTGACAGTAACACCAGCTTAGGTGTTTTAATAGATGTAGGGGATTTACTGAAATGACTGATGAAGAAGTATATAAGTTTATGCGTGAGTTTGACGAGAAATTATTAAGCGGAAGGGTTGTGCTTGAGGACGTTCATAATGTTATGGCTGTTTTAAGATTGACTTCATTTGCTTGGGCAAAATCTCGCCGCGCAATCGAAGCATTGAACACAAGGTTGAATGTTAAAGAGTGTGAGTCTCAAAAAAGATATGAACTATTGGAAAAGGAAAGACAAAGTGTAGAATTACAGAGGGAACAAATAACAAAAAAGGATAATGAAATTAAATTTTTGAATGAAAGATTGTCTGAGTGCGACAGAAAATACAAAGAGTTGAAGGGAAAAAGAAATGAGCATAAAGGCAGTTAGCTGGGCATTCGACCAGCAGATAAAAGACCCGCTGGCAAAGCTGGTACTGATAGCGGTTGCTGACCACATCAATGAAAGCACCGGCAACGCTTGGCCTAGTGTCGAGCGTCTTGAGCATATGACATGCGCCAGCCGAAGCACCGTTCTACGCAAGCTAAAGCTGCTTGAAACTAGCGGATTCTTGCAACGGCAAAAGCGGTTTAACAAGACCGATGTATACAGCTTGAACATGGTGGGTGTCAGCCTGACAGGTGTCACACAGACACCTCTAGAGGTGTCACACAGACACACTAACCATAATAGAACCGTTAATAATAATAATAAGGGGAAAGCTAAAAAGCAAAAGCTAGTGGATTGGGAACCTGACGCCACTGACCAGCAATATGCAACCGATGCCGGACTCGATTGGAAAGAGACATTCGAGGACATTAGGCTCTGGAATGAGCAGAACGGCAATAAAGCGTCATACGCCTCTTGTAAGGCATTTTGGCAGGGTTGGGTGCGGAGAGAGGCCAAACGCCGTCCAGCACGTTCAAATCGCCAGGAATCGGCATCTCAGTGTCGGACACTAACCCTAAAGCAGAAAGAATATGCAAAGACTGCTATTGGCAAGCTGTTCGGCAAATATAAGGATGAGGGCTATAGCTATGAGATTATTGAGAGGGCGGTGCATGCTTTTATGATGACCGACCAGTCAGACCAATCATGGCGTGACCAAGGCACAGGCTTACCGCGTCCATTCTAGTGTGTCAGACCGATGATGGATTGGAACGACTAACAAGCAATATCAATAGCTTGCAGATTTCTTGTCACGATTCTGTCACAGGCAAAAGAAAAGGCCGGATAACCGGCCTAGTCTAGCGTGTCGCTTAATAGGTAAATGCTAGGGGTTTTTATGACGCAGCAGGTCTGATGCCTTTGTCAGCACACCTTCGGCGTATTCGTTTAGGTTACAGTCTCTGCCGTTAAGCACGTTGTCACGGCTGATTGCTATCAATGCGTTTGCCATTGTGCTGTAATAGCCCATCGTGTCCCAGCCGGTCTTCTTGTTGTCGTTGCGCCTCATTGGCATGTGGTTATATGGGTCAATCTCAACTTTGTAATTGCTGTCGATTTCAACCGTTTGTGGTTTTCCTTTTGGCATTGTCTAGCCCTCTTTTCTGACTGTTATTCCTGTTGGTAGTGTCACACCATCAAGAACATGCTTGATGATGCTTAGGTGATTATCGCTGATGCCTGTCAGGTCTAGGCCAGCTTGCAGCCATTTCTTATGAACCTTTCGGCGTTTTGCCATGCTGCAATCGCGCAGATAATGCCGGTATTCATAAGCCCAAAAGTACGCCAAGCCCAAATAGTTGCCGGTGCCGACAAAGGTTTTGTCTAGCTTGAAAATGCCCTCGAAAGCTTCAAAGGTTATTTCTCGACTATCAAAGTCTATTGTTGCAGTGCTTGCCATTGTTTAGCCCTCCATATTTTTTAAAATGTGCGCCACAACATCAACTGTCCAGCCATTTCCAAGCATCTTATAGCGTTGTGTGTTGCTGACATGGGCGGTGTAGTTATCCGGTACTGTTTGCAGTCTTTCGCATTCAACGCAAGTTAATTTTCGCCACGTTAATCCTTCATCAAAAGTGAGGTGATTGTTATGTTCCCAAGAGGATTTCGTCATTGACGGCGTCTTGCCGTCAAATGCTTTTAACCCGCCAGCATTAAAGCCGTGTCCAGTCTGCAATATTTTGGGTTGATGTGCGCCGCCACTAGCAGATAAAAGTGTTGGAGACTTGCCTTTTGGGTGAAAAACCCTTTTTCTAGAATCAAACCCAGGA